ACATGGGCTATGGATCAGGAATGCCGTATGGTATTGGAAGATACAAAGGGAATTGGGAGATTTATAATGGGTGGGAAGACATGGAAATAGTACGCCAAAGCGGGCTAACTGCGAATATACCTTTCTTCATGATCGATAGTACTAATCGACCGGCTTTTAAAACTGGAGTTGTTGTTTCAGTGATAATTAAGTGGTTCGAACGATCATCAAGTAGTACGACTTATACTGATGTTGTCGGCGCGACTGCTTCAGAAATTGGAGCTGGACTGTACAATCTAGTGATCCCTGCGGTGGCCATGGTGGCCGGGAGAAGCTTCGTTACCATATTGTCAGGCACGGGAGCAGACACTCAGTACTTAATCATCACCACTGAAGTAGCCAGCGATCTCGTGTCGTCTCAGGGGATAGAATTGGCCACTGCTTCGGCAGGGTACATTCCTTCAGACTTACGACATGACGGTTCGACATGGGCTGATGTTGGTTCTGATATCACGCTAACCTCGTATAGCGGTGATAACACGAAACGATTAGGGTTGACAACGACATATACAGGTCTAACAGCAAGTTCAACACGAATGTATCGGGTTAAAATGACCGTTACAAACGATTCTGCAAACGATTCGATCAGCGGACAAATCAAATTCTATATCTAAGGAGAACAAAATGAACATGAGAACAAACAGCAAAAAAGACCAAATGTATGCGGCAGAAATCCAGTTTCTCCCGCCAGTAGATCCGACAGATTGGTCAGACCCCCTGATCGTGATCACATGGAAATGTGTAGACGCCAGAGATGGAGCGCAATACTACGAGCAAGATCCGATTGAGAGATTTCGCCTGTCAGAGCTGATAGCTAGGGGGATTTACACAGCGGAAGAGGCACAGACCGTGGTTGGGCTAATTTTGAAAGCCGCAGTGATGTGGGGAATCGCATAAAATAATAGAAAGGCAGATTTATGTATATTCCAAAACATTTTCAGGCTTTTGAACTGGTTCCGAAAGAGATTTTTGATACGCATACGCAACAGCAGATTTTCTCTTTTTTCGATGAAAATTTGTTGCGTGATTTAGACACGATAAGAACGCTTTGTAATATCGAATACGGTGATTGTTTTATCACCATCAATGATTGGAAAACCGGAGGTAAATTTTCTCAGCGTGGATTGAGAACGAACCGCGGAGTAGGTTCATTGCGTTCAGCTCATTTCGATGGTGATGCGTTTGATTTTGATGTGTACAAAAAAACGGGAATCACCACAACTCGCATCGATCCGAAACGAGTTAGGGAGTTACTCAACAAAAAACGGCGAGAATTGATCGGTGTTCGAAGGATTGAAAACGGGGTTAATTGGGTTCATATTGATTCACGAATTCACTTTTTCAATCCGTAGGTTATCATGAAATTTGGAACAAAAATCGAGGATTTGAAATTTGCATGGAGACTATGCAGAAGGGCACGAAAGCGTGGAAAATATCGGCCATATGGAAGTTATGAACTCAATTCTGATAGCGATACTGGATATCTATATCGCCATGGCGGTTTTGTCTATATTGTTATTAATGGCAGTGATAATATTTTGGAGTGGTTCAAAAACATATTTTGGATTCTATGGGGAAAAGATCGTGTTTCTGCAGGATTTTTGAAAGTTTCGGTTGAGTTTGCTGAAATGGCCAGTACGCTTTTGTATCCCGGTGAAACGGTTGTTGGAATTGGTCATTCTCGCGGTGGTGCGGCGGTTCAGAAAATGTGCTTGGAACTACATCGAAAAGGTTTCGAAATCAATTCTGTTGTGTCGTTTGGTGCTCCGAAAATGGGATGGTTTGTTTTTTGTCGATCCATGAAAAAGGCGGATATTTTTCATGTTCGCGTGACAGCTCCCGCAGATCCGGTTCCGGGAATACCTATTTTACGCGGGAAACATTACGAAACTATTCGTGTTGAATTCGATGCAAAAAGAGATGTTTTTGATATTAATCGTACCTCTAAGTTTTTGAAAGGGGTTGTTGAACATCTTTCTTATGGTTCTATTTTGGATAGTGGGAGGGAAAAGTGGATTTCTTAGATATCGATTCAATAATTTCTATGTCAACGGCTATTCAAGAGTACTGGAAAAATCGTGATATTGGCACGATTTTGTTTATTGCTTCGGCGGTGTTGCTCTATTTTCGCGGTCATGTCAAATCTGAAAAACTGATCACTCATACCAGGGACATAAAAACAACCGAAGAGATGAACGCTCTTCGGTATAAAATGAACACCATGCTCAACACGATTGAAGCGATTTTATACGATGGGATAGAGTCATTTGTCTATGAACAACCTGGTGGGAAAACACGAAGAATTTCTGTAGTGAGAAAATCAAAACCGGTAGATATTGCTGCCGGTGATTATCTCATTGAATATCATGATGCGTTACACAAAAGTGTGCGAGAAAAAGCGCAAGATGTGATTCTCAATGAACTGATTGTTCATCGTGTGGCTGAAACAGAACCGAATTACGAGCAGGATTGTGATTCTGCGATGAATCTTCGCGGGATGATCTGCTATGATATTCACGGACACGCTGGAACGAATCGGCAAATCAGAGAAATAGAAAACGATGTTTTACCATTTGAACGAGTTTTAGAGATGTATCGGGAATTATGCCGTGTCGCTCGAAATCTACGATTGATCAAAGAACAGGCGATTGAGCAGGAAATTTTGGAGCATAGAATTCCATTGATCCCGAAATTCGGGAAAATTATTGCAAAAAACAGTAAAAAGCGATAGCTTCTGGTGGTCGTTCTGCCTTTCGGCCACCAGTTTTTTATATATTGTGGAGTAATTATGATGTTTATTGATGGATATGTTATTTCTGTTATGATCTATTCATTGGGCGTTATTATTTTTCGTTCAGGCGTGATCTATTCCAAAAGAGAAACGCTCTCGAAAAACAAAAAATTCTTTGAAATTCTATTTTTGATTCCTCCCGTAGTCGCTGTGGTTGCGGGAATAGCGTTATTTTTTCTAAAAGAGGTAGTTGTATGAGTAGAAATCGGTATGATTTATTGGTTTCGCGGGCAGAGAGTGATCCGCGTGCACAGAATCTTGTAAAAGAGCTTGATCGGTATTTCATTGAGCTTGAAAATCAGACAAAAGCAAAAGTTCAGCAGTGTTTGAACGATTTAACACATGTTATTTCTCAGCCTGATGCGATTTCAGTTGAAAACACGAAAACCGCTGAAAAAATCGTTCGAATCGGTCTCGATTGGGGAAAACTTATCGATCCACAGTTTGGTGAAAATTCACAGATTGTGAACGGGTGATATGTTTGAAGATGAAAACACATTAGATGTAAAAAAGGAGCTTTCAAGAATCGTTCTTGCAGCTCTTACTTCTGAAGATGATCTTGAATATGCCAGTATCAATTTGTTGAGCAAATTCACCATTGAAAATGACAAGAAAGCGAGTATCACTGATATTGCTCGTGAGGCTCAGTCTCTTTTTATTGATTATGATTCGCTTACCGAAGAGTCAGCGGTGGTGAAAGTTGTTTCGTTGCTCAAAAACATCAAAGATATTCTCAAAAATGAGAATAAATCAGAGTCTACTGCCGATAGAATTGAGTCGCTATCATTGGGGGAGTAGAAAAAATACTGAGTGAAATAGAGGATTTGTTTGAAATTCTCAACTCGCTTAGGTCGTAGGGAGGGTGTAACCTCCCTTTTTTGTTTGGAGGTTTTTATGGATTGGGACGAATTCAGAACTCATTTTGAACCATACTGCAATAGGGTTTCTCTTTCTATTGTTATTAATGCAGCGTTTCGTTTGTGGCAGTCTGTTCAGGATTACCGGCGAAGTGCAGAGCATGGAGAATCATACCATGACCAACGCAAAATGTTGAAACTTTTGGCACTTTCGGCGGTTCGTTTGGATCGTGCCGTAGAGAGTTTTTCAGAAAACTATATTGATTCTGATAGCCAATCGTTTCGTGATCTGATTCGTTGTATTATCGATAATCATTGTAATACTGATATCGTCATCAGCAGTGCGAGAAAAATTGTTTTTCTCGCTGTTTTTTTGTTTTTCTGTGGTGAAAACAGTGTTTTAGATTCAATAATTGAGAATAAAGTATGAAAAAAATAGTTTGGATCGTGATTCTGTTTATGGTTGTTTCCGCTCAGAAAATTAGTGACATTCAGTTGATGCTTTTGGCAATGAATAATGATTGCAGTTCGGCGATAATCAAAAATAAGACTCTGTTTGTCTATGTTAAAAAGGGTAAAACTGATTGGTATTCCCTGAGAGATTGCGCAGAAATTTCCGGTGTTGAAAAACTCGTTGTGTATGATTTCTCCGGTGAAACAGTTCTAAAACCGCCGTTTTTGAGAAAATGATTCATTTTTTGAATTATTTATTGACATTTTGTTTCACTTTGTGGTATATTTTACATTGTCGGAAGCGAATGACTTACCGAAAGTGAAAAATTAAAAAAAGGTTGACGAGATGAGAGTTTCAGGAAGTTTTTCAGATGTTTTTGCTAGTGCTCGTGATATTATGGATGCAAAGGTGAAATTTGACTTCGATTCTGAATTGTGGATGATTGAATCTGGCTATGATAGTAACCCTAAAAAAGGTTTTGTAGTTGATTTTGATGATTTTTGTTCATACTGGTATGATTCGTTAAGCGATGAAGGACACATGCCATCAGAAGACGATATTAATGACTATAAAAATATTTTGTCTGATGAAAACTGATTTCATTGAAATATTAAGAGAGCGGAATTTCCCGCTTTCTTTTAGAGATTTTGGTCGTATTGTCGGTTTTACACCGAATTATTTGCGTGTTTTGTACAATACTGATCAAAATAGATTTTTTACTCTTTTGGATGATGCGACTGCTAAATGGCAGTCGATTTGTAGCGATAAATAACATTTTTTCGAGGACGCGAAAAATGGCATTTCAAATTACTATGGAGACGATCCACACGATCGCTCGCAATTTTCCAGCACTGGCAACTAAAAAAGTCGGTGAATTAACGATTACTGATATCAATGTTCTGTTGATGATCAATCAATCAAATCAATTAGAACATATTTTTTAGGGGTAATCATTATGATTTTAACAGGAGAAGAATTTTTGATTGATTCAACATGTTTTGTCGATATTATGATTGATATTGAAACTCTTGGAACAGCTGAAAATGCAGTTTTTCCGGTGATTTGTGCATATAAATTCGATCCAAAAACAGGCAGATATGATTCTGATTGTTTTTACCGAAATATTGATATTCATGATCAGGTTTTAGCCGGTCGTGAAGTGGACGGATACACCATTGAGTGGTGGTTTAAGCAAGGACAAAACGCAAGAGATGAGCTGATGGCTCCCGGTGATAAATTGGCTGATGTTCTTTCCGATTTTGTGAAATGGTTGCCAGAAAATGCGGTTTTGTGGTCGAATAGTTGCGGTTATGATCTAAGCAAAATTGCAAATGCTTTCGGATATAAAAAACCGTGGAAATTTTGGAATGAGAGGGACATGAGAACCGTTGTAAAAATATCTGGTATTGAAACAAGCGTGATAGAGTTCGAAGGTATAAAACATTATGCAAAAGATGATTGTGTACATCAGATTAAAGTATTACATGAAGCATTTGTCTCTCTTGGGTTAGGATACGAAAATGGATAAAGCACGGTTTGTTTTTGAAATCCGATTATTGAAAATGGAAGAACCAACGCGGGAACAGTGGGAAACAATGTATGAAATTCACTGTAGAAACCTCCATGAATCAGTGGAACAAACATATCGGAGAGTTATGTTTCCTCGTGATGGTATTATTGATAGAAGAAGAATCCCGCAAGGGTATAACGGTTCAGTAACTCCTCTTTCGGTTCTTGCTGAATGGGGTAGAAAAAACTACGAAAAATTTGGAGGTAAAAGTGTCAGAAATTGAAATGACAACAATAAATGCAAATGGAACAGCAAATGTTGATTCTGTTCCGGGTGCGGTTTCAACAGGGTATCAATCTCAGAATACTATTGCCGAAGCTGTTCGGAATGGAATTGATACTATCGCCGTCTCTTTTGTGTCCTTCAATGAACTTACGGATACGGGGATTGCATTGATTGAAATTGGTGGTTCAATCGATGAATCAGGTGTTCTTTTCACGGTAAAAGATGAAATTGAAGTTGAAATTGTCTACGGTTGGAACTACTTTCGGCTAAAATCTGAAGTGGATATCACATTGAGATCGGTAGAAATAATAACACCTGAACAGTTCGCTCTTGCTTCGTGGGAACCGTCCAAAAATGGATGGTATCATGAAGGGAAAAGGGTTCTGTCTTCAGCGGTTTTTGTGGATGAACTGGAAACTTTTTCTATTCAAAAATTGAGTAGTAATGCTCAAATGTTAGGTAATCAGATCAAAATACAAAACATTGCTGATAAAAGAATGCTTTTAAGCTACAACGATATTGATTTTCTTAATGTTATGTCTGGCAGTGCAGAAAGAGAAATAACTGGTGTTTATGTTGATTTCGCTGAATACTACAAAGGAATGGAGCAACTTCAAGGAACATATTTGTATTATGGATATGTTCCTTCTGGTGGATTGAATAAACAGGTTAGAAAAAAGCATGTTTTAACTGGTGTAGAAACATTAGTTTGGTTATCAGGTGATACAACTCTTGTCACTGGTGTTGCATGCGATATCACTTCAAATCAGTTCGCGGTCAGTGTTATTTCTGCACCCGGTGTTCCTGTACCAATAGCACCATCAATTCTGGTATTTAATAACGAAAATTTTACGACACAGATTAACAGTTTCACGATACCAGATACTTCTGTTTCAGGTATTGCGATTCACAAAGAAAATTTGTATTCTATTAGTCCTATATCGTTAAAATTGCGGAGACATTCAGGAATTTCTTCTGCAATTTCTAAAGTCTACGACATTGGTTATGAATACGATGATATTACATTTGTTGGTGACTATATGTTGCTTTCAAGAACATATGCAATATCTTTGCATACTTCTGTTTGTGATGTATATACAGAGATAGAAGGAGAACTGTTCTATATTAGAACTTTAAACTTGAGCAGTGAACATACAAAGATCGCATATACCGATCTTGGCTATCTTTTCACTGTTGGTTAATAAAAAAAAATCGCACAATTCGTGATTGATTGATGTATAATTGCATTGATCAATCACTTCTCATACCCTTGGTCATGGTACAAAACTGATCAACTGTCTATACTGGTATGATACCTGCAGAGCGACTCCGGTAATGCGAATGAAAAGCAAAACCAATACGCCTCAGGAATGATCAGGTGGGCGGAGGCTCCGCTTGGGACGAAGGGAGCCAACCGGGCTGATGCGGTTCTCGTATCAGTGATCAGTAAGATCGAAATCCAACAAGAAACAATCGATACTGTAACGGCACTGCTATGCGGATGTTTTTGCAAACAACGGGGACGAAGGTGAAACTTCGTCCTGTTCAGCTCCTACTTTCGGATGTTATACAAAAAATAAAAACAATTAAAACAAATTAAATTGCAAATGTATATTAGGTTCTCCCAATGACTTATATAGATATCGTAGGTGAAACTCACCCAAAAAAGAATCTGACAGAGTGTAAAAAGTAAGTTATCAAGACATTTAGCCGTAAATATTAGTATATTATTCTAAAATACGGAATAATATAGAGGTTTATATGTGGGTTGATGCACGGGACATCCGGGATAGCACTGGAATCAGCAGAGTTACTCTTTCAAAGATGGGAAGTCGTGGCCATGATTGGGTAAGAAAGAACGGTGCTACTCTCCAGTTCGATGTTGATTCGCTTGGATTCCAAGATTGGGTTAGTTCGGCGATGGAAGCATCACAAAGAAGAAAAGCAGAGTTGCGTTCGCTTTCTGAAATTTCTTCCGGTATTGAAAACAAACAAAATGAAAAAGAATATTTAGATAATGACGATGACCAATTAATCACGAAAGCCAAAAATGCAAAATATCAGAGTATGATTAATGCTGCAGAACTTTCTCGATTCAAAATTGAAATGCAAAAAATTGAATTAGAAAAAATAGCCGGTAATCTCATAGAGAGACAATTTGCGGAGTTCGCTTTTTTTGGATATCTCGAACGATTGAATCAAGAAATACTTCTTCTTCCAAAAAAATTTACTGCAAAAATAGAACATCTTCTTACTGATCATATCGTCAATAATCCAGATATTCAAAAAATTGAATCATCAGAAATTCGAGAAGTAGTAATTGATATTATTTCAACATTAGACAGAAAATCGATTGCTTCAGAACTGGTGAAAATGAACATCTGCGAATATGAAGAAATAATTCGAACAGTCAAAAAATCACAACTAGAAGATATTGAAAACTGGAATAAGGAGCGTGATAAATGACAGCACAACTTTTTGCGCTGAAAATGAAAGCAGCACGAAAAAACAAGGGGCTTGATCAGATTGCACTTGCTGATGCGATTGGTACAAGCCAAAAAAACATTTCTGTTTGGGAAAACAATAAAGAAAACATTCCCAATGACAAAAAACAGGCTCTGTGCTTGTTTTTAGGTATAGAAGACAACTTTGCTAAACAAGAACAGGCACCAAAAACAATCGCTAATGATCAGATTATTGAAAATGAAGTGAAACAACTAACTGGAAAAAGAGATCAAATCGTTTCTGAAATATTATCTCTTGATAATTTTCGATTAACTATGGTAGAACAGTATGTAAAATTTTTGAAAGATGGCGAACAATGATTGGTTTTACTGGTGAATTAGAATATCGCAAATTTGAGATTCTTCCTGAAACATTTATAGTTGTCACTGGAAAAGAAAGGATTACAATTGAATCTCTAATAGAAGAAAGAATCCCTATTTCTTTGGGAGAATTTGAAAGTATGAAAAATTCTCAAATAAAACATGATTATATCTGTAAAGCCATTAAAAATTATTTCGAAAAATTAGAGAAAATATGCGAATGTAGTTTTATTCCTTTTTTGGAAGATCTTATGAAAGAAGAAGAAGCGTATATAATTGCAGAAACAGAATTGAAAAAACTTGCAGGTATAATCTAATGTCTATCACTGCCAGAGATATCTATCGGAAATCACAGATTGAAATAGCAAAAACCGCTGTTTTTAATCTTCCTGAATCTGGTTATATACCTCTTCCTGCTGAATATTGTTCACAAAATAGGTATCTTCCTAGAGCTGTTACTGAATATCCTGGATGGTGGAATCCTGAAGATGTACCTCATCTGGTTGAACCGCTCAATGCTTTGCATCCTGATGATCCTTGTAACTATGTTTCTGTGTGGTTCTCTGTGCAATCGGCAAAAACAACATCTTTTCTTGAAAATGCTATATTGTTCTGGATGGCAAACAAATTAGGTTCAGCGATTTCTCTTTCCGCTTCGAAGGGACTGCAAAAAGACCGATCGAACACAGCGATCGATTTGCTTATTGACAATTCTCCGCTCAAAGATATGGTTGGTGCTGCATCGGTACGGCGTAAGCGTTCCACTGGTGATACCGATCTTTTCAAACAGTTTTCCGGTGGTGGAAAATTGAAACTCACATCATATCGATCTCTTGATGATCTCGTTGGCCAGACATACAATTTGATCATTGCCGATGAACGAGACAAGGCCGATGAAGAGGTTACCATTGGTGATCTCGGATCGATGATAGAATCTCGAACAATGGCTGTTCAGATGTGGAAATTTCTTGAAGCATCCACCGGTTCTAATTTTGGAAAATCTCATATTGCATCGTCATTTTTCAAAGGAGATCAGAGAAGAAGGTTTGTTCCGTGTCCGATATGCGGTGGAATGCTGGTTTTGGTGTTTCGCATGGGAGAAATGGAACATGGGCTTACTTTCGACATGAAAATTGATGAAACAACCGGAAAAAAGATTCTCGATGAAAATTCAGTGAGATATGTCTGCGAACATTGCCACAGACCATTTTATGAATCTCAAAAACAGATCATTAACAACCGTGGCGAATGGCGTCCAACTTGGCAAGATCCGTTTTGGAATCCTCAAGGGAAAAAACCGCGAGGAAAAAACAGAAAATCTTATTGGGCAAATGGGTTAATTAGTAAATATCTTTCATGGAATCGTATCTGCCAAAGCTACATAGACACTTCTTTTGGAAAAGACATACTCAAATATAAAACATTTTGTATCGATATTTTATCAATTGAATGGGCTAATGTTGAAAAGCAGGCTTCATTCGAAAAACTAAAAGAACGAGCTGAGGATTGGTGCTTATCTTCAGAAATACTGATCGATTGCGGACCGATAATAGCAGGTTCTGTTGATGTTCAGGGAGACCGATTGGAACTCGGTATTTTCGCTGTTGATTACATGTTGGAAACTTGGTTGATAGATCATGTGGTATTCTTCGGTAATCCTGCTGATATCAACGACAAATCAACATGGGGAGCACTTCACGATTTCGCCTATCGAAAACAGTACAAAAAAGGTAATGGAGAGACATACGAAATAGAAAAAATAGCAATTGATACCGGGTACGATCCTAATGAAAAAAACAATAGAGGTGCAAAGAAAGATTTTTCGGGGAAAGGCCATACGGTTATGCAGTTTGTTGCTCTTAGACAGGATAAATTTGTTGCCATAAAAGGGGCAGGAGAAAAAGCAGGATTAACTGGTGTTGTAACAGAAAAACGAGTGAGAGCTGGTGCATTGACAAAAGTGTACCACATCGATACATCGCTTATCAAGGACATTTTCTTTGGATCGATAGAAAACGAATCAGGTCCATACTCGCTACATGTCCCAAAATACCGCAAAACTGGCATGATTGAAGAGCCTATTTCTGACTCGTGGTACAAACAAATCATGTCAGAGAGAAAACAGGAAATTAGACCTGGTATTATGGGTTGGAAAAAAATTAATGAGCGAAATGAACTGTTAGATTTATTGGTCTATTTTTGGGGATTGTGTTACATGGATAATCTTCATCAGCTTGACAAGGAGTGGTGGGATGATATGAGATAGTTTTTTTTGTAAATTTATAGAACTTTGTTCTGTAAATTAGTATATTATGTTTGAAAATGAATGTTTTTTAATTTTTTAAAAGGATTTTTTATGCCTCTTGAATGTTTGGATTATGCTCTTGAAGATTTTTTTGCTACAACCCTAGAAGATTCTATGTTTGTCCTTGGTTGTATTAGAAATGGTGATTATACTTTTGGCGATTGTGAAATAACTTTTGACCATATAGTAAAATCGGCACAAGAAATTATTAATTCTTGTGAAAAAAATGGCGTTCTGAAAAAAGCTGAAATAGTTGTACAGAATATCGGTGTTGGTATTCGAGATCTTAAAAAAATAGAGTTTTTGGCTCGATTATCGTTGTATTATTGCAGTGCTGAATACGCTATGTTAAAAGAATTTCATGTGATAAAATCTTTTAGTGATTCTCTTGTTTTCCAAGTGCTAAGTATTGATAAAATACTAAATACGAAAGTTATCAATACTTATAATGATGAATCTTTGATTTCAAAAATGAATATTGCTGATATGAGCGGATTCGATTTAGCTGAATTTAAAGATTGTGATGAAGATGGATACGATATAAATGATGACGAAGATGAAGACGAAGATGAAGACGAAGATAAAGAAAAACAATTGCATGAAAATTATAGAGTAACCATAAATGTTTTGCACAGTTTTGTATGTGTCGATGATGAAGGTATTTCTAATGCAGTAATAGAAACAGAATGTTCTTCTCAAAAAATAGAACGCCATGTATACTAACGGAAAAAACAGCGCAGAAGCACGAAAAGAGTATTTAAAATTGCCTTCAACCATGGCGAACTCTTTTCAATCGAAATTTGGAGAAAAAACAGTGATGTTTACTCTTTCTCAAAGATTAAAAATCTTTTGTGAATATTGTGGATGTTGTACAGAGTTCGGAACAACCGATATGATCAGGAAAGTTGCGAACTCGCAACTACCTGAACAAACAGATAATCATTTTGCTGACAAATTTTTGCAAAAATATGAAAAAGATATTGATGATCTCACAATTACTCAGATTTTTCAAGTTTTTTATGTGTATAAAGAGTGCAATGAACAATTTTCCGTTGAAGATTACATCAAAAAAATAAAGAAAGGCAAAAAATGAAAGATCCATTGTTTTTAATTGTGATTTTACTGCTTTTGTTGCAGTTTTTTCACATTAAAAAGCTGATTAAACATTATATAACATCAAAAGAAACGGTTAGTTATGAAATTGTATATTGATGATCTTGAAAGAGTTGTTTCTTTGACCAAACTTCACGAAAATATGAATCGTAGGTTTGGCTCAAATCCTCTTTGCACGATCAATGCCATAGATGCAAATGGCAATATTCTAGGTGTTGTTTCCCGTGATTCCATGGGGAAAACATGTTTTGAAATTAATAAGATTGGTAGTTTAAAATGAAAATGGCAACTCTAATCGTTGGTTTTTTTGTTGGTGTTTCATTTTTTCTTTTCTTTGCAGCGGTTGGTTCTAAAAACAAGAACTGGAAAAAATATTTCGAGTTTTTTTGTATTTTATCTATTCTTTTTAGTTGCTTATATCTTCTTAGTGGGTGGTGATATGAAATTTGGTTCACCTTCTTGTGAAATTATTAGAGAACATGTGATAAAAGCAGGAGGTTCAAAAAAAGTAGCTGAAAATCTCGCGAAATCAGAAAGAATTGTGCATTATTGGTGCCGGGGTGATCGTAAAATTGATCTGGCAAATTGGGAAAAACTTAAAACGCTTTCGAGGATAAAAAATGGAAAATAGTATGATTCAAAATGGTGATTTGGTACTTGCAAAAAAAACAGAAAACGGTGAATTTTCTGTTGCAGGTAGATTTGTTGGTATGTCAGAAAACAATGAGTTCATCTGCGAAAACAAAGGGCAGTTTGCACGGTTCAGATATTGCAAAAAAGCACCAACAAAAAAACCTGTTCCTATGGATTTTTTAGAAGTTTGCCAATTGTTAGAATGGCACTGTTTTTTCAAGCATGTTGGATCTGGTGTTGTAGTAAAAAATCCTTCTATTTCAGTTTTAGAAAATTCTGAAATTGTTTTAATCGATGGCCGTCCACAAACGGAAATGCTCTATGCTATCCCAGAAGATGCTTCCGTTTGCAAATGGTCACGATGTGAGATGATTAAATGAATATTAAAGAACAAATAACTCGTTGTAACGAAACGATTCTGAATCATTTTGGTATCATGAGTCAACTCGAAAAATTTGAAGAAGAACTTTTGGAGTTGTTGCTACAGGTAAGAAGAGTAGAAGAAATTGCTGATGTTGAAAATGTTCTTGAACAGATCAAAATTGAACTAAATCGAGAATATAAATCCAATATCTATGATGAAATTGACCGTATAAAAATGCTAAAAATTGAAAAAGTATCAAAAGAACATTCGTGTTTTACCAAAAAAAATTAGGAGTTTTTATGAAATACATCATTCTGTTTTTTGTTCTGTTTTCTTGTAGTTCAAATGATATTGTTTCAAAAGAAACAAGTGAAATTGTACAGTACTCTTTTGAAATAACTGGAAAATCTAATATGGTTGATATCGAATTAACAACTGAAAAAGGAGTCACAAAAATTGAATCTGTTGTTCTTCCATGGAGTTATAGTTCTTCGTGGAAAAATGAAAAAATTGTATCGATAAAAGTTGTTGATAAAACATACACCGGAGATGTTGAAGTTACGATAAAAAAGAACGGAACAATTGCTAATATGGGTAAAATTGATGATCCATTTGGCGATGTTGCCGTGTTTTGTGAGTTGTAAGAATAACACCTTTATCGTTTCAAAAAACTTGCTGATGAATCAGTTGTTTTTTAAAAATGTACTGCATACGAAGATGTCAATATGTGGGAATCTGGGTGGAATCAGGTGAAGAAAACACTGGACAGTATTAATCATATTACGGCGATTGCGATGACGAAGAGTGCAAATACTGTGAAATATGTGGCGATGATTGCATGGAAGATGAAGATTATTAATAACATTAAGTTAGGGTGAGTACTCGTCACCCCAAACACTGTGGTTATGCCACGGTAGGAAGGGATAGGAAACAGTGGTAGTATTTTCAGCATTTAACGGTATGAGCTGCGGAAATATCGCACTCGATGAACTTGGAATAAAAGTAGATGCGTATTACGCTTCCGAGATAGACCAATTTGCGAACAAGATTACAAGCAAGAATTACCCTAATACTATTCATTTGGGAGATATAACAAAAATAGTCGCGGGCGATTTGCCTAAAATTGACCTATTTATAGGGGGAAGCCCTTGCCAAGACTTGAGCGTTTTGAAGGACGGAAAAGGGATTGACGGTGAGAAATCGAAATTGTTTCACGACTTTGTAAAGCTCATGAAATCGGTAAATCATAGATACTTTCTTTTAGAAAATGTTGTCCCACGAAAACAGGAGTGGAAGGAAGAAATAGACAGGATTGTCGGAGTAGAGGGCGTTTTTATTAACAGCGATCTGTTTGTACAGCAGAATAGACCTCGGATATACTGGACTAATATCCCTATTTCAGATTTACCTATTAGACCTAATTGGCAAGGTGACTATTACCAATACAGAAGAACCTATTATAGAAAAAATAAGAGCGGAGTTTGTCCATGTCTTACTGCAAACATGGGGACAGGGGGGGGCCACAATGTGCCAATCAAAAGTGAAAACAAAAGCGATAAACTTACCCCGATAGAAGTTGAAGCACTCCAAGGAGTAAAAGCTGATTACACAAGCGGTGTAAGCAATGCGCAGCGTTACAAGATGCTTGGCAATGGATGGACAGTTCCAGTTATTAAGCACATATTTAGAGGATAAAAGGCGTTGGCAAACTTACAGAAACGAATAATGTAAAAGAATTATTTGATTCCCTGCCGAAGAATAAACAGCAAAGACTGCACTATTTACCGCCATCTAAAGATCGTGCAAAATTACGGTCAAAGACTTTCACAGGAATAGCAAAAGCGATGGCCGAACAGTGGTTCGGTCGAGCGTGAATCAAAATAACACCTGCGTGTTGGGGTGCGAGCCTAAGCGAGGAATCGCAACAACGCACAGGTTATGAAAGGAAATAGTATGAATAGAGACATTTGGAATCCAGAAAGTATCGTTGCTGTAGTTGATACATTTTTTCAGCCCCCTATAGACACTCCGGCAGAACAAAACACATACACGAAAGCATTTCCCAAAGAAGTAACATTGTCGGAAGTTATGGTTTGGGCTGAGTCAAAAGGTGAAAACATCAAGAGTTTAAGACTATTTAGAAACAATTGATAACAATGTTTGGTGGTGGGTTTGTGAGTAATGCGAACCAATCATCACCAACCAAAATGGTTAGAGGAAGTCTAAATATGAAGACTAAAAAAGTGTACGAATGCCAACACTGTGGTAAAAGCTCTGACAGATGGGGTAGTTTTATGCGTGGTATCGTGTGTATTTATTGCAACACAATAAACTCATATTGGAGTACAAATCTAAAAGAAGTAGAAGTTGTAGATGTGTCGTTGCTACTGTGTATGGATGGTGGATCAATTTAACGACTGCGTGTTGAGTTGCGAGCCTAAGCGAGGAATCGCAACAACGCACAGGTTATAGAAAGGTGAAAAGAAGGCAGAAGAATGGGACTAAATTATGATAGTTTACTTGCTTCAATCTCAAAAGCTGTTATAGAATACGAAACAGCAAACAAGATGCAACCAAACACAATACTCGTAACTCTTGATGCTGCTAAACGCATTGCAAGATGTGGACATATTCCATGTGACACTAAAGTAGGATCTATCTGCAGTTTTATGTTCATGAAGTTGTTTGTTGTTGAAGATGATCAACTTTATTGTGGTGATAATGGCTGTTTTTATGAAGTTGGATATATGGGAAGAGTAAAACAATAACAAGTGCATCGTGCTATCACTTACAATTTGTTACAATTGTAAGTGATTGATAAAATGTTTTTTTTGCACATAAGCACGCGTAAAAAGGTACTTTTCGCTATCAAAAATCTGCTAAAATCTACGATAGCGAAAAGTACCCTATTAGGGATCTTTTCGCTATCGTAATTTTCAAACAAAACTCGGAAAAAGCTATAATACTAAACTATATTTATAAAAAAGGTGGTATTGTGGGAATAAATACTTCTGAATTACTATTTTCTACTGTTGAAAAATACGATGAACAGATCATTGTATTTGAAAATGCAATTACTCGGCAGGCTATGATAGGTGCCGGGAACATGAATAATTCTGGCGGATCGCAACGATCAATGACGGAAATCGAATTTCAAAATGTAGTTAATTTTCTTTCTCGACTCAGAAAAGAGCGGGATATGTTGACCGGTGAAAATAGATGCAATGCAAATATTTTGAACATTGAAGCGGGTTGGTGATGGGATTAAAAATCTATGATTCCAACGGTGGGATCCTAAAAATGGTTGATGGTGCTTCCTACGATGGAAGTAAAACTGGTACCGATCTCACAAATTGGCGTGAACACTCTCCTGATCCGTCAGAATTTGTGACAGAAACCTATGATAAGTTATCGGCACGATGCGCAACGCTTTACAATACATCGTCTCTTGCACGGGCAATGGTGAAAAAGCCTCTCGCCTATAGTATCGGCCGTGGGTTGTTTTTTCGATCACTCCCAAACTATAAAATGCTCGGTATCGATAAGGATCAGGCGCATGAATGGGGACGAAAATTTACTATGCTTTTACATTTTGACAAACTGAATATCAATCATTATGCAAAACAGTATGATCTCATGGCAGAACAATCAATCACCGGCGATTCGTTGCTCTTTTTTCTTCGGGAAAACGATGGAAAACCGTTCGATATTGTCACTGCATCTGGTGCAATGATGATCGATTCTGGAAAAAATGGAGCACCAAGCGAATATAATTTTGGATATACCATGGGGATCGAACACGATCAATACATGCGAAGAAAAGGTTTTTTTTCACGATACTCACAGAAAAATTTCAGATTTATTGATGAAAACGGCAATCGTAATGCGATTTTGTGCATGATCAGAGAACGATCTGCACAGGTTAGAGGATATTCTGATCTCTATTCGATGGTGGCACTTCTGAAAAATCTTGATCGTGTTTGGGATGCCACGGTTGAAAGAATGGTTTTAGAGTCTATTCAAATTGGCTGGATTACGGCAAACCCTAATGATGCAAAACAGCAGCACATGGGAATGGGAGCGAGAAAAAGAGGTTCAACTGATGCTGAAACTGGTTCAGCTTTTAAGGATTATGGCGATGTATTACGGACACCGGGCGGAATGCCAATATGGGAAAACAAGGATCACTCGATCAATTTTACGGATCTCAAAACTCCTTCAAACAATTTTGTCAATGCAATGCTCGAGAGTCGTAGAAATTGTGCGATGGGGCGTGGAGTCGCACCCGAATTTATTCTTGGGGAGTACTCAACATCGTTCACGGCTCACAAAGGTGCGTTGAATGACACGATGAAAACTATCTATTACGAACGACAACGGTATGCTGAAACCGTCGAATATGCCGTGAATCTCGAATACTTAAAGTACTATGTGAGAACTGGTATGCTCGAAGTAATGCCGGGATTCTGGGATTCTCACTATATTCAACAGGCGTATTTGTCGGGTAAATGGATCGGCGAAGTTCCCGGGCATGTGAACCCACTGCAGGAAGTGAAAGCGAATATTGCCGCTATTGATGGAGGTTTGATGCTTCGTTCTGATGCTGCTGCCAACAATGGTTATTCTGATTTTGAAGCGTTTCTTGATGAACGAGAAGATCAGGAACAGGAATTCAAATCACGATCCTATGAAGAAAAACAAAAAATATTGATAGATGAAACAGAAGGACTCGCCGCATGAACGGACAACTCTATATTTTTAAAGGCATTTACGAGAGGCATTTCAGTTTGAAAAGATATCTCGAAACGCAACGGGCATTTTCAAAACTTGATACCAATGAATTTATTAATAAAATCGTTGCAGAACTTCCAAAATCTCCCTATTATTCAACAGAGTCTTCTTGGTATCGTGAAGATGGTGAAAATGCCTATATTCCTGTTGAAGGGCTTTTGACTCAGGAAATAGATCTGTTTTCGATGCTCTATTTCGGAGAAAAACAGACTTCTTATAAAGCGATTATTGATTCAATTGCAAAAGCAGAATCAAACAGTTCAATCAAAAATATTTATTTTGAAATAAATTCTGGCGGTGGATATTCTGACGGGATGTATTCTGTTCTCGATGCTATTAGTTCAAGCAGTAAAAATACTTTTGCCGTTGTTGGTGATTATTGCTGTTCTGCTGCATACGGAATTGCTTCTCAGTGTGGAAAAATTATCGCTAGAAATAACGGATCTCTTTTTGGATCTATCGGCGTAGCTGCTACTTTTTCCGATTGGTCTGGTTTCAATGAAAAAATGGGTGTCAAAGAGATCACATTGACTAATGATGATTCAACGGATAAGCGACCTGATATCGCTACTGATAGCGGAAAACAGGTCTATAAAGAGTGGTTGAATGATGATTTTGAAGTATTTTTCGAGTACATTTCTAACGGAAGATCAAAAAATAGTTCTGCATTTTCTGCCGAAGCGGTGAAATCGTTAAAAGGTCGGGTTGTTCCTGCAAAAAAAGCGGTTGCGCTTGGTCTTGCCGATAGTATAGAAAAGAATTATATTGCATCTGTTGGAATCAAAAGCGGTAGTGGTGAAAATACCTCTTCTGCAAAAAAACAATTTTCCGAAGGGGAAAAAATGACACTTACAGAGTTGCTTTCTTCTGATCAAGATGCAAAGAAAGAGCATGATGCCGTTGTTGCATCCGCTTCTGCAGTTGCTTCTGATCAAGCAGTTACCGCTGAACGGACGAGAATGATGAATATTCTTACCAAAGGTGGCGTTGCAATGAGTGCCACGATTGCAGATTCTCTGCAAAGTGGCAAATCATTTGAGCAGTTTGCAGTTGCGATGCTCGATGTACACTCAGCAAAACCGTCATTTGCAGCAGATATGCCGCCAATGAGTGTGATTAGTCCACAAGATGAGGCGCAAAAAGCGGGTATTGTATCCGCTTCAGAAAAAGAATTAGCATTAATTTCTAAATTATAAGGGGAATTGCATATGTCAATTCAAGCAGAAAATTTTGTAACTGAAGAGCTTGTTGCGGGTAATATCGTATCTGCGTACAAACAGGCATCAGCAACGACCTATTATTGTGGTCAGTTGCTCGGTAGAACGGATACTACTGGCGTTTACGGGCCATTCAACGCCACTGGAACCTATGCCGTTTTGAACGAAACTGATATTCCTGTTGGTGCCGTGATCATTGTCGATGGTGCTTTTGCTGGTGTTTCATCTGGAACAGCAGTTCTTTCGAATGGAATTCTCTATGTAGAAGATGCAACTGATTATGGTCTTGCGGTAACTGCTCGCAATGCGGTTGCAGGTCTTGAAAAAATCAGAGCGGTATGTATTCTAGAAACCGTACTTTCTGCACCGGGAAAACTCCCTGTGTATATCACCGGTTCTGAAGTGCAATCATCAGGATTGAAAGCAACTAACGGAACGGCTCTCACCGTTACCACGGCAATCATTGAACTGGCACAAGATGCCGGTATCGTCATTAAATAAGGAGTTGTCACAATGGCAAATTTTTCAATCTATTCTACCGGTGTTCAGAAAAAATTCTATGAACGAACAAAACTCACCGATGCGGGTAAAAAACAGCTTTGGCAGTTTCTTTTTCCTGAAAATGATACCGATGAGGCTTCTGATTTTGTGCTTGATCAACTGATCCCAAATATCTATGGTGTGAGTTACCGTACTCGTGATATGCAGTCTGCAATTCGTGAATATCAGGCGGGAAAAGGCACCGTTATTACACCACCACGAGCATCAGAAAAAACACCGATCACCGAAAAACTTCGTGATGCCGTTGTTGCTGGTCTTGATGGTAATGCTTCTGCTATTGAACAGGCTTCTCGCTTGATGGATAACATTGCGAAACAACACATATCAGCGTTCAATATGACGAAAAATAGACAGGCTCTTGATGTTTTTGTCAACGGTGAATTTTTTGCTCGTGGCACTTCTGGTGATGATCTTGATCTTGATATCGATTTCGGAAGAAGTTCTTCTGTTGAAAAAACTTATGATTTTACAGCAGTTGGCGCGACATTCTCTGAAGCGGTTGGCGAAGTGCAATCTGCACTTATTTCTGCTGGCGCATCGGTGAGCAATATGTGGGGGATTCTCGGCTCTGATTGGCGTGGAAAATATGCTGCTGATACTGCTCTTCGTGAATGGCAGAAAGCGAATCAAGCCACCATGCTCTATGATATGCAAAACATCCCTGAAGAGTTCAAAAATGTTGAAGGGCTTACGCTTCTCGGCCGTGCTCACATTGAGGATCTTGTTCAGCCTGTTTGGTTGTTTGATTACAATCCTGGTGCACTTTATCGCGACTCAAAAAGCGATGCTGGTGAACCGTTTATTGCTTCAACGAAGGCGATTTTCGGATCTCTTGGTGATGTTCGCTACTCGGTTCAGCGTGGCGTTGATGCGCTTGATGCTTCTGAAAAAGCGGTTCGTGTGGTTGGTGAAATCGTGTTCGATTCGTTTACGCAGAAAGATCCAGTGGGAACTTTCGTTCGTGGGCAATCTCGCCACTGTTTTGTTCCAGGTGATATCAATACAACCGCAGTTTCAGTTGGTACATTCTCTTAACCGAAGGATCGAACGATGGTGAAATCAATTTCTACAATGTTCGGTGTTACGGAACTGGCGGCAAAGAATCTTATTGCTTCCGGTTTTGATTCGTTGGAGTCGTTTCGAACAGTCACCAAGGATGATCTGAAAGCGGTAGATCAGATTGGTGATGTTACTGCGGAGAGAATCGTTGCTCAGTCGAAAATGCTGATTCTTGAATCAGATAAAAAAGAACTGGCAGAAAAAAACAGTGCTCTTGAAAAAGAGAACGAGCGATTACTGAAAAATACCGGATCAAATCCGGACTGTTTTGGTGATTATCCTGCTGTTGTTGGTAAGAAGTGCCGTTGTTGTAAGTATCACGTTGGATGCAAGGAACTCTCGTGAGTGATATTGCAATCGAAATGAAACGGCAGATGGTGAAAAACTATCTATCGATGCACCCTGATAGCCGTGAAATAACCGTTGTCAAAGACTCGCGCGTCCTCGCGGCTCTTTTTGACAACGGTAATTTCACCAATTCTAAAGATGGGGGAAATATTTTTCAGAGTAAAAATGTTCCCCATTTTACTGTTTTTTCTGGTGATATTGTTGATCTTTCGGTTGGTGATATCCTCAAAAATAGCAGTAATGTCCAATTTAAAATTTCAGAAATTCAGCGTGATAAAACAGAAGAAACATATCAAGCACAGCTTTATGTTGTCGAGGTTAAATCATGAGTTCAATGAGACTTACTGTAAACTCAAGTATGCAAGGTTTTGATCATTTTGTGCAGACTTTTCCAGGTGTAAAAATTGGGTTTCTCTCTCGAATTGCAGAACAGGGACGATTGACGTTGAAAGGGATGCTCATTGGTGGTGCGGGAATGATAAAACTCAATGAGTATCCGAGAAGTTCCGGCGGAAAAAGAACCATTGGAGCATCGGTAAAATTTAGGGCGAGCAGTGTAAAATTCAGTAGTTTTCCGGTGAATCTTTTCGAAAATGGAAGGAAACTTCGTTCTGGTCGAAGAGAAGCACCGAAGAAGATAATCACAGGTAAGTTCAAAAGTATTGCCGGTTCTCAATTGCAGGGTTGGGCAAATAGAGCGGAACGAATGGTTATTCAACAGGCAACGAGGAATGTGTGAGAGTTGAAATCGATCAAATGGCAGACATTATTCGTGATTATTTGCAGTTAGAAATTCCGGCGAAACTGGTTTCTTCTGGTCTAAAAACTATTGAAAACTATCTTGATACTCCTCCAACAGAACCGAACAATCGCCAGTTGGCGGTGTATATGTCTGATGGTATTGATACTGAAGATTCTTGGGAAGATGGTTTTATCGTGCAGGCCTATTTGCCCGGTGAAATCAATGCTCATAAATGGATGAGTGTTTTGTATCCAGTGATTCGAAGAATTGATCCGTTGATTGTCGGTCATACGACTAAAATGTGCTCTTATTTGGGGTATTTCCCCGGTGAATCAGATGAAGGTGGCGGGGCCACCATATTGTATTTTGAATTGAAATTTAGCACGCAGGGTGACTCCTGCGATATGGAACAATAACCTCCATAAAAGGGGAACAAATGGGTGCTGTATCGCTCTCAGGAGCAAAAACTATTGCATTAAAAGCAACTCGCGGGGTTCTCGTAACGGGAAACGCGACAATCACACTGAGTGCAAGCACTTGGTATGAAATTGAATCTCGGAAAACAACCGGTTCAGCTCTTCCCGATCTTCCGGTAACAGGAAGATTTAAATCTCCTGCGGCGGGATCAACGGCAATTACTCCGGTAGTTGGTGACAATGTCTATCCTTTGACTCTTGAAATTATCTGCAAAACTGATGCGGAAGTAACTGCTGAAGAGGGTACTATCGATGTTACCGATGACTGTGAAAACGGTTACAATGCTAGTATTCTCGATGGGTTTGCAACGATCAGCGGATCTCTCAACGGTTTCATGAAATTCGATGATGCAACCGGTGAATTGGTGACAGGTGCAAAAGAGGTTCTTGGTCGGTTTTTTGATACTGTTGAAGATGATGGTGATGGTGAATATGTTGTTACTTCAAAAGATAACGCAACTCTTCTGCTCATGATATGTATGAATAAGGATGCCGGTGTTGGTGATGTCCAAAACTGGTTGATTATTCCGGCAATTCTCAGCTCTTTAGGCACCGGTTCAGGACTAAAAGACGCTCAGAAAAGAGATCTTTCGTGGACAAAAGCACAAGGTCACGCTTCACTATATCTTCGTACTGTCGCTGCGGGTGATGTACTCTAATTTTAGTTATAGCGGGACATACTGTCCCGCTTTTTTATCGGTAAAATTTTCAAAAAAGGCAAAAAAATGAAAATCAGATTGACAAGTCTTGAACAGACTTATGTTCCAAATATCACATTCACTGATGATAAAAATATCAAATTCAAAAACAGAGAACTTCCTGATGATGAACAGGTTAAAATAGTTCTGAAACTGGCGAATGCTGATCAGAAAGTTTCCTATCAGAGTGGCTACACTACATTTGACAAAAAATCAAAAATGGCGAAAGTTTTCAATCCTGCAAATACCGGTTCAATTGTTGGTAAGCATGTTATCGAAGTGAAAGGGCTTGAATCATTTGGCATTACAACGGGGATTTCTCTCGTTGAAAACCACAAAAAATATGACGAAATTTCTGAGATTGTGCTAGAGTGTTACAATGTCATCATGGGTGCATGGCCAGTTGATTATGATGCAGAATCTCAGGTAGTCAGTGAAGAAGAGTCTTTGCCGGGGGAGTAGATCGCCTCGGTATCAGGTATCTGATAGATCAACTCGAATGTACCGATGACTACCTGAATGATCCATGGAATGCTGATCGAACAGATGAGCTTCCCGATGGGTCATTCATTCTCGTTCCAGAGATCAAAAAGGCTCTCGCGGGAAAATCGTTTCTGTATTTTCCCAAGCAAAAAAGCGAAGTTGAAAGAGTTGGATCTGTCGTTGTTGAACCGGTTGATACCATTGTATATTACTATTATCTCAATGTTTTTCACAACTGCGAACTGTGGGGGTTACCTCACGGTTCCGGGTGGGCAAATGAGTTGCCATGGTTGCTCACTTTTTTGACAATCATGAAAAAGTACAAGTATGAGATCGAGGCGTGGCATCATAGAAAGGCGGCTCAAAAGTGGCAGCAATCCAGCTAACTATTAATACAAATTTTTCAGATGCGGAACGAGCACTGAGAAATTTTGGCAACCAATCTCAACAGACATCGCAACAGATTATACAATCCCAAAATGCAATAAGAAATACGAATGTAGATAATTTCATCCAGCGCCAGCAACGGTTAGCCGATGCGGTATCGGTTACTCGTGGCGGTTCTGAAGCGATGATTATGATTCAAAGGAACTTGCGAAACGAATATGAAAGGCTTTATCGGCAGGGTGTTGATCCTAACTCTCAAGCTATGCAGCGATTGAACGGAGAGTATCAAAGGGTCACCGCAGAGATAGAAAGAAATAATGCCGCGATGCAAGCCTCTGCACGGATCTCAGAAATGTCAAGTGTTGCAATGATGGGAGTTGCAACTGCGGCAGTTGCGGTGAGTGGAGCTCTTATTGCAAATACAATTGATATTGCTCAGAGTGTTGATGCAATGACAGAATCGGCTATGTCTCTCGGACTCACCACAAGAGAATATCAATCGCTATTGTTTGTCGCAGAAAGAACGGGTGCCTCGATGCAATCTATGGATAATGCTATCCAGAAAATGAATGTTGGCATTGGACAAGCTCGGACGGGTACGGGGGCGTTACACAAAATGCTTTCTGAAAATAATCCTGCACTTTTAGAACAGGTTATGAATGCAGAAAATTCCGCCAATGCTTTTGCATTATTGGCGGCAGAAGTTGGAAAAACTGAAAATCCTATGGATCGTGCCGCGCTTGCTTCGGCTGCATTTGGCAAAGGGAACCGCGATATAATCAATACGGCAGTTGCAAGCGGTGATTCTATCAGAGGAATTGTTGCTGAAGCTGAACGATATGGATTAGTTTCCGAATCGTTGGAAGAAAAGTCTGGAGCGTGGGATGATGCTCAGAAAAACCTTTCTGCATCGATCATGGGAGTACGATTTTCTCTTGCTGAAAAATTGATGCCGGCGATGACTCTTGGTATGCAGAAAATTGCAGATCTCATTTCTAACACCGACAAACTGAAAATTTTGTTCACGGTTGCGGTTCCCGTTATTGCTGCACTTACCACAGGAATCATCGCTTTCGGAATCGCTACAAAGGGCGTTGCAGTGGCAACAACAATACTTACTGCTGCTCAAGCAGCGTTCAACGCGGTTATGGCTCTTAATCCTGCAGTGCTGATTATCACGGCAATTGTAATGGCGATTGCTGGATTAGTAACCGCAATCGTTCTGATCCGTAAAAATTGGGATACGGTTGTTTGGGGTTGGGAAGTTGGCACCAACAAAATTAAGATTGCTCTTGGTGATATGGTGCTCATGATTCTAGACAAAGTAGTTCCGACTGTGGTTAGCATGTACGAACTCATGGCAAAGATACCAGGACCGTTAGGAAAAATGTTCGGACTTGCTGCCAAAGGCGTTGAAATGGTCTCTGATAAAATTGAGGCTTCCACGATTGCCATGCAAAAAAACTCAGAAGAAGCAATTAAAAACGCTGATATAAAATACGATGCGGCAAAAAAAGCGGCGGCGGCAGCGGAATTGGAAAAGAAGAAAAAAACAGAGCAGGTAGTTCCCACAGAACCAGTTGTTCCTGTTTCAGTTTCTCCTATTGTTGCAAAAGCGATTCAAAAAGCAGAACCAGATAAAATTGGAACCGGTGTAGAACTGACTGCTCTCGAAGATAAGCTCAAATTATTCGAAAACACCACAGCGGTTTCTCAGCAGAAAATGATTGAACAGTATAATGGTTTCTATTCGGCTCGGATGGAACAGGAAAAAGTGAACGCAGAAGGAGAAGTTGCATTTATTATTCAAGAACAAAACAGAATACTTGCTTTAAAAATTCTTGAAAAAGATCAGGTTGTTGCGTTAGAAAAAGCGACTGCTGATCGTATAAATGCTATTCAAGAATCAATGTCAGTAGCTCAGTATGAACGGCAAAAGCAGAGACTATCAAGCATGGCTGGATTTTTCCAGAGTCTTCAGCAAATTGCAGAAAATACAGGACTTAAATCGAGGCTTATGGCACAAGTGCTCAAAGGAATTGCTCTCGCGGAGATTGGAATAAATACAAAAAGAGCGATCATGCAGATTTGGGCAGATCAAACGCTTCCTACTGTGGCGAAAATTCCTGCAACGATAACCGCCGGATCTGCGGGAATTGCGGCGGCAACAGGTGTTATTTCTCAAAAAATTCCTTCTGCAGAAACGGGAATGACTGATTTTATTGTTCCTGATGGAACTCGCGTTGATAGCTCTTTTGTGCGAGTAAATCAAGGGGAAAAACTTTCGGTAACTCCTCGCGGTGAATCGGTGTGTAAAACGCTGATGGTAAAATTGATCATGGATTCTCGGGAACTGTTTTCTGCGGTTCAAGAGGGCGTTGATTCTGGGCAGGTTATTTTCTCAGGGGCGAATGTATGAAAATATTGATCAACGATTTTGTGCAGAAGTCTGATGTACCGGCAACACTCAGATCACCGGCTCTTGCGGATAAATGGCTTGGCTCCTCAATAACCATTACTTTTGATTCATCGAAAACTGTTGATTGCATTGGTATCGGCTACACCGATGCAACACAAATTGTCATTGGAGGTAATACGATTGCGCTCTCTTCAGTGGATAAAAACGGGTTGTATGTGATACCTGCTATAACGGGGTCTTCGGTGGGAATTTCTCATAACGGAACTTATATAGGAAGATTGGCCATGGGAAAATCTCGTGATATTGGGATTTCTCCCGCTCGTGAACCGGGATTTTACTCAACTCATGAAAACCGCATTACTCTTTCAGGGCAGGTTATCCCCGGAGCAGGTGGATACACCGGAAGAAAGATTGAAGTAGATGTCCGATATAAAATAGAATCAACCATTTTCGCTGATTTTGAACAGGCATATAAGTGCCAAATCGGCAGGCTTTTCCCTTTTTTCCTATTGTTCGATCGTGAAATGCATCGTGTTCCGTGGGAACGGTTTTACGGGTATTCTGATGTTGATGCTGTTTTCCAAAGTTCGGTTAATCGATTTTTGTATAGCAAAAAACTTGCATTTCGAGAGGCGTTCTGATGGCATTAGCAATAACACAACCAGCAGACCAAAACCTACTCGTAGGCGATCCGCTTTTGATCGAGTGGAAGGCTAGTGCTGGTACAACAGACTCAACCGTAGTGAAATCATACGACTCTACTGTTTTTGAGAACGGGACCAGTTTGGTCGAAAATCCTATAACTGGCGATATCTATGCAGGGTTTGGGAACACAGTATATACTGACGCAAAAATTTTCAAACTGGAAAAATCAACAGGGGAATGGTTGGAATACCTGTATGTGCCCGATAGAGCTTTCGTCTATGCTATGGCAATGTCCGACGACGGCGACCTGTATTCGTTCGTGTCTGGCGGTGTATTTGCTGAGACAAAAATATACAAAAACACATCACTGCTACAAACTGTCCCTCCTATTGGCAGATACGATGAATTTAGAGATGCCATTGTTTTCCCAAATGGGAATGTTCTAGCCGGTGTTCTAGCCTGTCCTTTTGCGGACACATTAACAGGAAACAAGCTGTTTCTCTCCACCAACGGTACATCGTTCTCAGAGATTAGCTACTCCATGCTTGACGCTGTACGAATCCTGTTGTTAGACAGCACCACTGCTATCGTATGTACACTCAGTACGACGATGCTCGTTAGTGATACAGGAACGGTTTCTAATCTCATAAACCACTATTCAGACCCATCATTGATGATGTTCCGGTTATCTCAGACGGAGATAGCAATCACCAATATGGCAATCCCTTCGCAAAGGTGGCGAGTTACAACTAACGGGGTGACATGGAGTGACTATACTGGGTTACAGCCCAACATACAAGTGCTGTGGGGATCATTTTCTTCTGTTGGCGGTTGTTATATAACAACGCGATCTAATGCGTTTTTCAAAATCCACGACGGCACATACACACAGCATCTAATGCCTACCGATGTCACGAGATCAGACATTGTGCTGGCGAATACCAACGCTGTATACACCATTGGTGGGTATGGGACAGGCAAAGGTGATGTGTATGTGATGCAGTTGGTTCCATTCTACTCCGCATCCATTAAAAAAGGCATCACCGAAATAGCCACCGAAACAAACACCACAGGGCTATTCAGTTACTCAAAAGCAGAAGTAGAACTCTCTGACTTAGACACATACGAGATCACGGTTACGAATAACGGGGTGGATATAAGTGACAGTGTTGCGATATCCGTTGAGGCGATCGTAATTGTAGTGGCACCAGAAACCGTATCCGCAACCGTTGGAGATACAATAGTTCTCACGGCAACATCTAACGCGACGAGTTTTCAGTGGTGTAACGGTGACGAGGAATTAATAGGAGAAAGAGGCGAAACGCTGACTATTGTGGCAACGCTTGAGGACAACGGAAGCAACTACTACTGCGTTGGGGCATACGGTTCAGTGATCGTTTCGTCTAATGTCGTAGTAATGACTGTGACATCTTATTGCCAAGGGGCAATTCGTTTTCTGTTTGAAATGAGTGTCCGCAGTTCGTGGAATCCTCAATTAACCGTTTCATCAATCTACAAATCAGAATTTGGAGAAATTTCAGAGTTTTTTGTTGGGGCAAAATCGGCAACGTATTGGAATGATTGGGGCGGGTATTACGATAATCCAACAACGGATCAACTTGAACTATTTTTTGGTGCTTATTTGGTGCGTGTTTCAACTCTTGAATTACTTCTTTCTACTTCTTTTTCTTTCTTTTATGATGGAAACGGCACGATCTATACCAACACTTTTTTTTACACATGGCAGTATTTTAATACTGATAGTTTTTTGAGCAGTATACTCGGATTTTCAAGCAGCGTAAAAAACAGTTTAAATCAATCAGATGATTACTATTCGGGGATTCGGTATCCGGTGAGAATGCGTGTTCCTTCGTTGGGAATGATGTCAATTCCAGATCCGATAAATGGTGTAATTCCCATGGGAGCGTTTCAAGTTACGCTTGATAATCACGATGGATATTTTGATTCAATTGATGTGCAAACACTGTTCAATTCTCCGGTTCGGTTGAAAAAATCTACTGTTGATCAGCCTGAATTGAGCGATTTTAAAACGATTAAAGTAGGTTTTGTCGATACGGTTATGAATAGTTTTACCGATTTCACGGTGAAAACATTTGAACCGCTTCGGGCATTTACACAAGAGGTTTGCAGGCCGATTGTTGCTGGGATGTTTGCTGGCCAAGACGATTCAGCGGTAGACAAGTTGCTTCCTGTTGTGTACGGTGTAGCAAAACGATGTCCGGTAATAAAAATTGCTGAAAATTCATTGTTGTATGTGGTGGGTGATCCTGATTATATTTCAGAAATTACCGGTTGCTATAACTCTGAAAACGAACCGGTAAATTTCACCGATTATGCCGATGGAGTTATTGCTGCAGATGCTGAAATTTCCTATGCCAGCGTGATCGGAAAACAGCCGTGTACTATTGGAGAGATCATTGTTAATGAGGTTTCTGAGAAAAGTTCACAGCAGTTTATTGATGCTATTTGGGATATCGAAGAAGTGACTATTTATAAACAGATTTCTCCTGAAATTGGTTTCTATTTTTCCGGGGGAACGGTAAAATCTCTCTGTGAATCAGTGCTAAAATCTGATAGTGCGTTTTTCTTTGCAAAAAATGATGGTCGATTGACGATTCGCCGAAGGGGTTATGATTACGAAACGCATACTCTTGAATCGTGGAAACTTACAAAACAGCCAGATAGATCATATTCAGATTCGAAATATTGGTGTAGTTCGGTTCAAATCGGGTGGGATTATTGGCATGGTAAAAAAGTTTCGAATCAAAAATTTTTGAATAACTATCTTGAAACTCAGATTTACGAGATTTATACGAAAAAAACGATGCTCTCTTATGATACATTTCTGACACATCAAGATGAAGCTGTTTCGCTGGCAACTCGGTTGCTCACTGCTCAGAAAAAGCGGAAAGAAATCATTCGAACTGCGGGGGGGTTCGATACTTCGTTGATCAATATTTTGGATATTGTAAGTATGAAATTTACGGTAAATCAGAGGACATTTTCAGCCGTGCAACACTGGATTGTTCGCGGTGTCGATGCTGCACAGGATACGCTTGAACTTGAAGAGTTTGAAATGCCATCTGTAGTATCATCGGGAACAATGAGTTATCCGTCTGTTGTTGGAGAATCGGGTATTATGAGCCATTTATCAGTGGCAGGAAAATCTGGAGAATTAACCAATCCATTTAAGGTGAGTTGAATATATGGTCACAAAAAGAAATTTTGTTCCTGGTGAATATGAGATAGTAACTCAAGAAAATGCTGGTATAATTGATGTTGGTTCATGGCAGTATTTCGTTCTCGATAATTACTATAAATTTTCTCTTGCTGATGTTGTGGTTTTTTCTGGTGTAGGAAATACGCTGGTTAATGTTTCGAATTATGAACTGGCCATTGACCAAAAATACACCGATATCGATGCGGAATATTCGGGAAAACAGCTCTATGCAATGATCAAATTTTTGAATGTTGCTCTTGATGGTGAACCGTTTTCGGTGACTGCAAAAAATTTCGGAACCATGACCGATAATGAGGCGACAAAACAGTATATCGATGATCAGATAGTTGGTATTGTAACGCCTGAATCACAAGGGGCAGTGAACACTTTCAATACTTCCGATGGCTCTGGAGGGTGGCTGGAAACGGGGATTGTGACATCTGCAGGCGTTGGCGGTGAGTACATCGGGCTGGTTGGTTCGCTGGCAAAACTCCACATGACCTCTCCAAATATCGAATCTACAAAAGCGATTATAATCAATGAGGAGTCTCTTGCATTGGGGGCAACAGCGACAGTAAAACAGGCAACATCATATAGTTCTGTTGAACAATCAGCAGGAACATCATTCTCTTTTGACAGTACAAAAGCGGCAAAATTGACCGAGCTTTCTGCAACAGGCGACACAATAACACTGACTTTTTACCCAGATATCGCCAACGGAACATGGTTTGATTTCAATATAGTTGACCTGATTAGCCCAGCAAAAACAATTGTTTCTGTTTTCGGGTCGAACACTCAGACATTCACCGATGTGGTGGGAGCGTTTCGGCTTTGGCGAGTTGGATATGAAGAGATGGGGATTATTAGATACTCAACGGATGTGACACAGAAACTTTTCACCGTCACCAACGGAATGACTCTTACATCTGACAATGTTGGGAAATTGGGTATTTGCAGGGAGACTGCGGATATTGTAATTGATCCACTACTACTACCTAACGAAGGTGATTTCATTGAATTTGCTTGCGAAAATACCACTGGTGGGCATGAAATTACTCTCACCATAAACCTTGATGGAGGGTTTTTCGACCTAAGGAGTAATAACGGAACCGTTAAGGTAATACACTATTTAGGAGAGATAAGGTTCATCGAGTCTGCCCAAGCCAATGCAGTGAGTTACCATGAGTTAGTCGACTATGTTTTCGACGACCATGAGATTACGGCAACATCAACAGGTTTTCGATACCCCAGAACAATCGAAGAGTCGTACAATGGTGCTAACATAGTGATTCAGCCATGTGAAGCATACTGGAGAGGACAACGACTGACTGAGTTCAACACCGAATGGACTTCTCCTGCTCGCGGAACAATTGCCGACAAAACCAGTGAATGGCTCTACTACAACGGCACAGACTACCTGTGGGATGAGACAATCCCAAACGGTTTCCGCGATATGCCGATTGCACGAGTCTATCGTGATGGATCGTTGTATTTCTGTATCAGGGAGCCACACGGGTTCATGGATCCAGAGACACACGAGAAAATGCACTTCGATTTCGGTGCATCACTTCGTTCTGGTGGTGATATAGTCGCTGGGTCATATACCCTCAACACTGAAACAGCAACACTCCGCAGACCACAAATAAGTGCGTCAGCCGTTGCTGATGAGGACTGTGTGACCGATCTTCCGACACTCAACGCCCTTCCTGCGGATATCAGATACTCAACCCTAAGACCAACGGCATCGAATGTGGTGACTATTGAGACAGACCAAACAGAAATTACTCCCAACAACGGCAGTGCCCCATATTGGTATTCTGCGGCAGGGGTGCAGACTCTTTTCGGGAATAACGAATATGGGAAACTTTTTGCCGTTGCTATTCCTGTAACGGACGACACGGAGAGCCAAAAAGTACGGTATACATGGTGTGCTGCTCAACAGGTTTCGACAACACTGGCAACTATACAGGCAGTTTCTTTCTCGTCTATAACCTTAGGGCAATTCATCACTGCGGTTCAGGAGATCGTGCCAATTGCAGAGGTTATTATCCGTAGACAGGGTACAGGTTCATGGAGAATCATTTCTGTGGCGAAATTGTCTGGTAGTTTGAAATATCAACTATCAGCACCAGCGAATGGGTATACTTTGCCTATTGCCACATCTGGTACGCTTGGTGGGGTATTGTCAGGTAGTGATATTTCTGTAGATGCAAGTGGTAATGTGACATTTAATCCAATTGTTGTTACGGCAACTGCAAAAACACTTCTTGATGATACTACCACTGCTGGAATGCGTGCAACATTATTAGCTAATGGTGAAAACTCTCTAATGTCAGCAACTTCAACGGCAGGGTATTACCGTATGGGATATGTAGATCTTATTGCTGGACAGTTTGCAAGATTTTCAGCTAATATTTCTATTATTCAACATTATGGATTTACCGACTTAAAATTTGTAGTGAAAAGACAATCTGCGACACAAACTTTGTCATTTTCAAAAGTGCACGCACACCATTTTGGGTATTCGGTTGATTCTGAATTGCCGTTTGTTCAGTGGGAAGTTCTGGGTAATAATGATATTCGGATTCACTATTTTTGTTTCATGTCAGTGACACATTCGGCAACCATAAACTATCAGTATTCCACAGGATCAAGCACTGTTGGGGCGAACGTGAAAACTGTTGAATATATAGGATTAACTAGACCAACTCTTGGAACGGAGTTAGTGACAAACACTGTTTGCACAAACGATGTGGACAACAATTTCTCAGTCGCTCAACGATGCCAAGCCACAGCGGCTCAGATTTTGGCGCTGGGGACGAAATGTATTGTAAATGGCGAATACCTAGACACATATGCTCCAGAGACATTTAATCTAGGAAGGATGGTTGCGGGGTCTTTAGGTCTGACATACTATTGCGGGTTACCAAGTTCTGCTATTGCCGCAAATGCCGCGGATGTTGCTCCAGTCACAAGTATCAATGGGACGCACACTAAGGCGAAATTGAGACTAGTCTATTATTCGCCTAACCAAACAACTGGAACAGCACGATTGCAATCATCTGATGACGGTTCGACATGGGCTGATGTTGGTTCTGATATCACGCTAACCTCGTATAGCGGTGATAACACGAAACGATTAGGGTTGACAACGACA